ACAACAGATAATTCACAACAAAGATTTTTTAGTGGAGATAAAGGTATGGAGTTTGCGGCTTTGACTGTAAGAGATATAAAATGGGGTAGAGATTAATGGCAAGTTTTCATTTTTTTGAGGCATCTAATAAAAACATGGACGAGATATTTGAAATATTACATGAGTTTGAAAAAGAAGCCCCAGCATTAGACTATCCTCATATACACAGAGCAAAGATGAAACAAACTTTGATGATGTTTTTACAAAAAGGAAAAATAATTCTTATTAAAGATTTAGATAAAAATAAAATAGTTGGAATAACAATTTTTGTATTCCACGAGTATTTATGGTCTAAAGAGCAACTATTAGCAGTTCAAGTAATTTATATATTAAAAGAATATCGATCATTAAATTTATTTAATCAAACTATGGATATAATTAAAAATCAGGCGAAAGGTAGGCACATTCATTTAACTATATCAACAAAATTACTAGCAGATAAATTATTAGATAGATACGGCTTTGAAAAAATGGGCGGACTATGGAGGTATTCAGATGTGTGACCCAACTGATATAGTAGAGGATATTATTGATACTGTAACAGATGTTGTAGATTTTGTTGTTGATCTTGTTGTTGATGTAATTAGTTGGATAAATCCTATTCCAGAGATACCTGACTTTGGTGGTAATCAACCAGACATCAATGCTAGAGGCGTATTAATCAATAAAATCAGTGCAAATGCTCATATACCAATAGTTTACGGAACAAGGAAAGTTGGTGGAAATGTGGTCTTTGTAGAAACATCAGGCACGGACAACGAGTTCTTGTATATGGCTATAATTCTCTCTGAGGGAGAAATAGATGACATAACTAAAATATTTGTAAATGACAATGAGGTAACATTCAGTGGCGACTTAGCAGACAACACTCAAAGAACTGTTGCGAGTTCAGATGCAAACTTTTTCAAAGCACCTGACGCTGACTCTAGTGCTGAGAGTTTAATTACAGTTGAACCACACTACGGAACTGATTCGCAAAGTGCATCTAGTCTATTAGATGAATTATCCTCATGGACATCGAACCATCGACTCAGGGGGCTGGCGTACATAGCACTTAAATTCAAATGGAACTCAGATGCTTTCGGTTCTTTGCCGCAAGTAACAGCTATTGTAAAAGGTCGGAAAGTTTATAATCCAAATCTTGACGGCACAAAAACTGGTGGCTCTGGTTCACATAGACAAAATGATAGCACAACTTGGGAGTATTCAGATAACGGCATTTACCAAATGTTAGATTATTTAAGAAACGAAAGATTTGGTATGGGTATTGCAGATAGTTATTTTGACAGTAACTTTGCTGACTGGCAAACGGCTGGCGATGTTGTAGATGCAGACATAACACCTTTTAGTGGTGCAAGCACTATTGATTTATTAGACAGCCACCCAGTCGTAGATACATCGAGAAAGGCTATTGATCTTGTAGCAGACTTTGTAAAAGGCACTCGATCATATCTAAATTTTACTGGTGGAAAATATAAAGTATTAGTTGAAACATCTGGTAGTGCAAGCGTTACACTTACAGAGGATAATATTATCGGTGGCATAAATGTGGCAAGTAAAAACAAAAACTCTCGTTACAATAGAGTTATAGTTAATTTTACAAACCCCTCAAAAAACTATCAATCAGATACCGCACAGTTTCCTCCAGTAGATGAAACAGGACTTGCCAGTGCTGATACACATAGCGTTATGAAAACGGCAGACGGGGGCATATTGTTGGAGGGTAAATTTGATTTTCCTATGATAGTAAATCAGCATCAGGCACAAGAGTTAGCAGAGATTATTTTGCGTAGGTCGAGATCAAGCCTAGATGTATCTTTGAAATGTGACGGAACTGCCTTAGATTTAGCTATTGGGGACATCGTTAATATTACCCATGCTACGCCGTCTTTCTCGGCAAAACCTTTCCGTATTCAAGGAATGACTATTAACACAGATCATACAATCACTTTACAATTAACAGAGCATCAAGACTCATATTATGCTTTTGGCACTCAGGTTGCACCCGCTACTATACCAGATACAACCTTACCAAATCCTTTTAGCGTTCAACCACCAGCTAGTGTTACTCTCGATGATGAGTTGATCGAGTATGCTGATGGTATTGTCATAACAAGATTGTTGATAACAGTGGGAGTTTCCCCTGACAAATTTGTTGAAAATTATGAGGTGCAAATCAAACAAACTTTAGACCCTGATGGAAACGCTGTAAGTGATTCGTTTAGAGAAATAGCAACTGGTAAAATACTAAGTTATCAACACTTAAATGTAATAGATGAGGCTACCTATCAGATTAGAGTTAGGGCGGTAAATACTATCAACGCCAAATCAACATTTGTATCTGCAACCCGTAAAATTGTTGGAGGTGTTGAAGTTCCCTCTGATGTTGAAGATTTTGCTGTTGAAATGCACGGACAACACCAAATGAAATTAACTTGGACTCCACCTAGTCAAAACAGTGACTTAGATATTTCCTATTATGATATTAGATTCCAAGATGTAACAACTGGTGCTAAATGGATAAACTCAACAAATCTTGTTAGATGTCCTCGTAGAAAGTGTGATAATGCAGTAGTTCCCGCAAGAACTGGTAGCTACCTGATAAAAGCGGTTGATAAAAATGGCAACAGTTCAGCAAATGAAACGATTGTTGTTACAAATATATCAGGCATACAAGCATACAAAACAGTTGCTAATTTTACAGAAACACCAGACATATTTACTGGGGCAGATCAAATGGACGGAACTTTACCATTAGCAGTAAAAATAGACCCATCTGGGGACACAGTTATAACACTTGATACAGTTACAAATTTTGACGATACTGTTGGAAATTTTGACAGCCCTACGGGAGACTTTGAATTAGGCGGCACAGATACAACCTCAAATCCTAATTTTAATAACAAAAACAGGGACGCAAAAGGTTTTTATAATTTTGTAAACTCAATATCATTATCTCAAATATACGATGGCGATGTAGTTCCAAGTATTACTCTTGATGCAGAAAACCCTTATGATTTGTTTGATTCGGGTAGAGGGGCATTATTTTTTGACTCAGCTAAAGCCCCGTTTGACGGAACAGAACAATTACACGCCTTTCATAGAGTTCAAATCGCAACATCAACAACATCTTTAGCTGGTTGCACATCTTTTTCAGACATAACACAATCTGCAACTTTTAAATTTAAATTTGCTAAGTTTAGATTGAAACTAACAAACGATGACAACCAAACCTCTAGTAATGTGAAAACTATTGCTATTAAATTAAATATTGAAGAAAGAACTTTTGCAGAAAGTAATGTTGCAACCTCATCAGGTTCAAAGACAATCACATTTACAAATCCATTTTTTGAAGTACCAGCATTAGGTATAGCGGCTCAGAATATGGCTACGGGAGATACATTTACAATTAGTTCAAAAACTGTTAATGGTTTCAGTATAGCTTTTGTAAATTCAAGCGGTGCGGCTGTCGATAGAACTTTTGATTATATTGCAAAAGGTTTCGGGTTGCAAAGTTAAGTAAGAAAGGATATAGATTTATTATGGCTCAGGTATCAGATGTAAGTTTAGCGAATCAAGGTTTCAGTGCATTTCGTACTGAACTTAATAATATTTTAGCGGCATTAAACTCAACTCATGTTGGCAGTTCGAGACCATCATCGGCTGTTGCGGGAAGTCTTTTTGTGGACAACGCTACAACAAATGTACTAAAGGTCAAAATTTTTGACGGCTCTGATGATATTGAATTATTCCAAATTAATACATCAACAAACGCAATAACGAGTACGATGTCAGTAACAGGGACTATTTCAGAGACAGACCCACAGGCGGCGGCTCTGAGCATAGCGTTAGGATAAGGGGGAAACATTGGCTAATACATTTAAAGTAAAAACAAACGGGGCTATGCCAGCTAGTGCGGGAACGCCTCTGACCCTATACACTTGTCCAAGTTCGACACAAACTATCGTTATTGGATTAACACTTTGTAATATTCACACAACTGGCGTGACTGCCGATGTTCAATTAGTTTCAGATACATCAGACACAGAGACAAACGAAACAGTATTATTAGCAAAAGATGTGAGCATTCCAGCGGGCAGTTCTTTGGAATTGTTATCGGGTGGAAAATATGTTTTGCAAGCTACTGATATTTTAAAAATTGATTGTTCAGTTGCGGCTAAGATTGATGCAACATTAAGTATATTAGAGATAACATAGGGGGTAGCGATTGAGTTATATTGGTGTCCCTCCACAAACAACATTTTCAAGTGGTTTATTAGATCGTTTCACTTCAACAACAGGAACGACAGTTACCCTAACGCATGACATAGCATCAGAAAACGACATCGTGGTTTTTGTTAATTTTGTTAAACAAGACAGCACAACATATTCAGTAGGTGGAACAGGAAATAAAACTTTAACTCTGGGTGGTACTTTAGTTTCATCGGATATCGTTGAGGTTCATTATTTAAACATTGTAGGTCAAACAAATGCACCATCGGCTGGTAGTGTAACAACAGCAACTATAAATGATTTAGCAGTCACAGGGGCAAAACTAAACACAGATGTTATTTCAGCACAAACAGAACTTGCAACAGCACCAGCCTCAACAGATGAACTCTTAGTATCTGATGCTGGAGTTTTAAAAAGAGTAGATGTATCTTTAGTTGGAGGAGATAACACCCCAGCATTCAAAGCTAAATCTGCATCATCACAATCTATTACAAATAATGCTAATAATTTAGTCGTTTTAGGAACAGAAGTTTTTGATACTGATAATGCTTTTTCTTCAAATAGATTTACAGTTCCAAGTGGCGAGGGTGGAAAATATTTTTTTTCTGCTGGTGCTGGCACAAATTCCTCTATTGACGACAATAGAAGACATATAATAAAATTACATAAAAACGGCTCTGAAATTTTAGATGGTTATACAAGTATAAGATCACCTGGATCAAATGCTAATATGTCAATAACTATGAGCTGTGTTTTAGATTTATCTGCAAGTGATTACATTGAACTTAATTTTTATACTAATAATAGTGATTCAGGTGTTGAACTAAGTGGAGATGCAAGAACTTTTTTAACAGGATTTAAATTAATAGGAGTATAGTATGGCATTTAGTAAAATTATAGCAGAGAGTATGGACTTAACAGATGCGTACAATTTTACAGGAACACTACAACAAAATGGTGCGAGTATAGGTGGTTCAAATACGCCAAGTTTTTTAGCTTATAGTTCAGCAAATCAAACTGTTAGCAATGCAACAAATACTTTAGTTAATATTAATACAGAGGTTTTTGATGTTGGTAGTGATTTTGATACATCAACAAAAAAATTTACTGTAGGCGAGGCTGGGTATTACAATATTTTTTATCAATATCGTTGGGAAACTGCTACTGACTTTGACGATCAAAAACTTTGGATAAGTTACAATTCAAGCACTTATACAAGTGATAATATTATTTCAACATGGGGTAGAAATCATTATTATACAAAAATGGGTTCTTATCAAACTAGATTATTAGCCGCTGGAGATACTTTAGAATTATACGCATATCAAAATAGTGGTGGTTCAATAAATTTAGCTGGTGGAGATGATTTTGGATTAAATACAGTTTTTGGTGCATTCAAATTAATAGGTACATAAAATTAGAAAGGAGAAACTATGGCACAATTAAGTACAAAAGTTCGTTTATACTGCGAGGCAAACAGCAAGGTTGCTGATTTCGGTTCTGAAGGTAATATTGTTTTACAGGACGACAGCGATGGCAAAGGTGCATACATAGCAACTTGGTCAGTAGATGGTTTGGATAAACCTACTGATTCACAGTTAGCTAGTTATGATTCTGCTGGCGATACTGCTGAAACAAATGCTGGTATAGATGCAACTAGACGATCTCAGTATGGAACATGGGAGTCCCAGCTTGAAATGTTGTATAAAGATCAGAAAGATGGTACATCTACATTTAAAGACCATAACGATAAAGTTAGAGCAGATAACCCAAAATAAAGGAGTAAATTTTGGCATACATAGGTAAGACACCGACTGTTGGTTCGTTTATAAAACTAGACGATATTAGTACGAGTTCAACAAATTCGTACACCATGCAACACAATAGCGTAAATTTTAGCCCAGAGTCGGCTAATCATATGCTTGTGTCTTTAAATGGTGTTATACAAGCCCCAAACACAAGTTTCTCTATATCGGGCAGTACAATTACATTTTTGCCGTCTAGTGGTACTTTATCGTCCTCTGATAGCATTGATTTTATTATGGTATATGGAAATGTGCTTGATGTGGGCGTGGCATCATCAGTTACAGACTCATCTATAACAAAAGGCAAACTAAATTTAATATCTGATAGTTCTAGTGCTGGTCTTACAGTTAAAGGAGATGGCAGTTCAAAAAATGGTCAAATTCAAATCAATTGCCATCAGAACAGCCATGGAATCAAGTTATCAAGCCCCGACCACAGTGCGGGACAATCTTATGAATTAATATTTCCAACAGGGAATGTGACAGCAGATAAATTTTTAAAAGTTGCATCAGTATCGGGTTCAGGAACAACGGGAATAGGACAATTATCTTTTGCTGATGCTGGTGGTGGTATTACTGAGGCTGATGTTTTCAGATTAAATAATACACCAAACATATCCGCTGGAGCAAATACTGTATTATCTGGATTTTCAAGAGATAATGAAACTACTTTTGGAAAAATAGGTACTGGATTATCTGAAAGTTCAGGTATTTTTACATTTGCAACAACAGGAATTTATTTTGTAACTGCAAATTTTTACATCAAAAGATCTGCTGATTTAACTTACGCATCATTGAAAATGCAAGGAACTACAAATAACAGCACATATTATAATATGGCTTATAACGATCAAAGTATCAAACAAGTTTCTGGTATGACTTATGCTTGTAATTATATTTCTGCTATGTTTGATTGTCAGGATACATCAACACACAAAGTTAGATTACAAGTTTACGGAACTCACGATTTCGAAGTTCAAGGAGCAGCTGGCGATGGTCATACATATTTTACAGCAATTAGATTAGGAGATACATAGAATTATGCCATTAATAAAATTAAACGCAACACAAGCATTAACAGGTGCATTACCAGCAGTTTCAGGTGCTAATCTAACAAATGTTAGTGCTGGTAAAATTGTTCAAAAAGTTCATGCTACAACTGCAACTAATGTAAATATAACAGCTAATTCTACTTATACAGATACAGGACTAACAGGAACAATAACACCTACAAGTTCATCAAATAAAATTTTAGTTATACCAGCTCTTGCCTTTTTACAATATCAACAAAGTTCAAGTCATAGAATGAATACAAATATAAGAATTGTAAGAGGTAGTACAGCAATACAAACTTGGGGAAATGATGCAGGCGATTTGGGAGATGTCGGTATAGGAACTTACAGTTATGATGGTAGTGCAGTTAGTGTAGCAAATATTTGGAAAACTATTTATGAAGATACACCTAACACGACATCTGCAACCACATATAAAATTCAAATATCAAATATAAGTAATGTAGTTCAATTTGGTGCCCAACATGGTAGCAAAATGTCAACAATAACATTATTGGAGGTAGAGTCTTAATGATAAGTATTTCACAAGCTATAAAAGCCTTAGATAATGATGCTCAGTTTGTTGTAACTGATAATCCCTCTAATGAATCTGAATATAAATCAAATGTTAAATATATTTCTGGTTCTGATGAAAATGGACTTGCTATTTTTTCTGAAACACAACCTTTTACTTGGTCACAAGTTTCAGCAAAACAAACAGAATTACAAACTCAATATGATGCTGAAGAATGGATAAGAAATAGACAAACAGAATATCCATCACAGGAAGATTGCATTCATGCACTATTAGATGGTGGCGATACACTTACAGATTTACAAGCAAAAAGAACAGCAGTAAAAAATAAATATCCAAAGCCAGAATGATAGATGTGGAAACCCTTTATTATAGGAACAATACTAGCCGCAATAATAATTTATTTTCTTAGTAGTTTAATGGACTCTGCTATGGCAGAGACAAACACAGTATCATCAACAGTCGTAACTAATAACACACCACCAACAGCTAACGCACCATCAGTTGTAGTAAATAATTCTGATGTTTGTAAAACAGCGGCATCGGCTGGTGTTCAAACACAAATTTTAGGAATTGCATCAGGAATAACAGTCACAGATGAAAATTGTGAAAGAATAAAACTCTCTCGATCTCTCTATGCTATGGGCATGAAAGTAGCCGCTATTTCAACATTGTGTGCTGATGCAAGAG